GAAAAAATTATAGTTTTGATATTACTTGTGAGTTGTATCAATATAGTGAAGAACAACTAGACACAGGTATTGCTGATATAGATAATATAGAAAGAGAACAATCAGCCGCAATTGATTTAATTATGACTGCTGGTGGTAGTGGTTCATTTTCTGTAGACGAAGAGGTTTATCAGGGTGGAAGTCTTGCAGCTGCAACTGGTAAGGGAATGGTTGTTAGTTGGAACACAACAACAAGAACATTGAGAGTTAATGATACATCAGGAACTTTTGCAGCTTCGACAAATGTTACAGGCAATACAAGTAGTGCTGTTTGGTCACAAGCATCAGCTGCAGATTATCAAGAATTACCAACGACACCATTTGCTGATAATAAAGAGTTTGAAACAGATGGTGACTCTATTCTCGATTTTTCAGAAGCTAATCCATTTGGAGATGTAACTTAATGTTTGGTAATTATTTTTATAATAAAAATATTAGAAATGTAGTTATTCTTTTTGGTACAGTATTTAATGATATCATTGTAAGACGGGTAAATGCGTCTAATGTAACTCAAGAAGAATTTAGAGTTCCTATAGCTTACGGTCCTTCACAAAAGTTTCTTGTAAGATTACGAGAAGCAACCGACACCAGTAAAGGCAAGATAGGACTAACATTACCAAGAATGTCATTTGAGTTTACCTCTATCAATTATGATCCTACACGAAAACTAGTAACAACTAATCAGTTTAAGAAAATTCACGCATCAGATTCTAGTAAATTAACATCTATATATTCTCCTGTTCCATATGATTTTGAATTTACTTTAAGTGTTATGGTTAAAAACTCTGATGATGGTACACAGATACTCGAACAAATTTTACCCTACTTTTCTCCTGCATATCAAGTAACAATGAATGAGATGAGTTCCATGGGTATCAAACGAGACATACCAATTATATTTACAGGACTTTCGACAGAAGATAGTTATGAAGGAGATTTTTTAACAAGGCGAGCTCTTATACATACATTGACATTTACTGTTAAAGCATTTCTTTACGGTCCTACTAATGATGTTGGTATTATTAGAGAAGTTGATGTTAATACATTTAACAATACAAATGCAACACAAAAATTAAGTAATACAGATGTGAAACCAAATCCATTATCAGCAGACGCAGATGACGCATATGGATATACAGAAACACACACAGATTATTAATAGGAGTAATAAATATGGCTTGGACAACTATTACCAAATCAGTTAGAACTGGTTTTCTAGGATGGCAATATGAAACTGCTGCCGCAGCTGCTCAAACATATCCAGATGCAAGTGGTTCATATTCGGGTGGCATAAGAACTTTTACTACACCGGGCCCTTCAGTAAATCAACAAACTTATGTAAGATGTAGAAAGGTAGGTGAAACAGTAGAGCGTGGAGAACTTTCTAAAACTTACTATGATGCACAATAAAGGACAACTATATGAAAAAAACAACGGTTGATAAATTAAATAAAGTATTAGATATAACGGGTGACTTGATACCAGTTGAAAGAAATAAAAAAAATAAGGCTCCTTGTGTTACAACAACTACAACAGACGTAACATCTGATTATAATTTTTCAAGAGATCAGTATCATAACCTCATTGAAAAAGGTAATGAAGCTTTGGATGAAATATTGAGTATTGCAAAAGAATCAGAATCACCAAGAGCATTTGAAGTTACTTCAATGTTGATTAGGAATTTATCTGATACTACAAAAGAACTTTTACAATTACAAAAAGCTGTAAAAGACCTCGATAATAATAAAGACCCTCATATTGTAAACAACTCTTTGTTTATTGGAAGTACAAAAGAACTTCAGGATTTGTTGAGTAATAAAAAATGAAAGAAGAAGCTTATTTAGGTAACAGACTATTAAAACCAACCAATGTTCCTCATCAATTTACTAAACACGAAATTAAAGAATATGTAAAATGTCAAAACGATATTATATATTTTCTTAAAAACTACGTTCAAGTTATTCATGTTGATAAAGGGTTGGTTCCTTTTGATCTGTATGATTATCAGGAAGAACTGATTAATACTCTAAATGATAATAGATATGTTATTGTAAAGAGTGCTAGGCAGTCTGGTAAATCTGTAACAAGTCTTGGTTATATTTTACATTATGTATTATTTAACAAAACAAAAATAGTTGGTTTGTTGGCTAACAAAGCATCTACATCAAGAGAGTTGCTTGGAAGATTACAGACAGCTTATCAACATCTACCAAAGTTTTTACAACAGGGTATTGTTGAATGGAATAAAGGAAATTTGGAACTGGAAAATGGTTCTAAGATTATAGCATCTTCTACATCTTCATCTGCTATTCGTGGTTACAGTTTTTCATTATTGTTCTTAGATGAGTTTGCTTTCGTACAAAGAACGATTGCAGATGCATTTATCAAATCAGTTTATCCTACAATTTCATCTGGTAAAGATACTAAGATTATCATGGTGTCTACACCCAATGGATATAACTTGTTTTATAAGTTTTGGAATGATGCTGTAGAAGGTAATAATCAATTTAAGACATTTACAATTCATTGGACTAGTATTCCAGACAGAGATAAAGAATGGCGCAAAAATATTATATCAGATATTGGAGAAGAAGCATTTAGACAAGAGTATGAAGCAGAGTTTTTAGGTTCTTCCAATACTCTAATATCATACGCATCATTACAAGAGTTGTCATATACATCTCCTATATGGTCAAAAGACGATTTAGATGTATATGAAGATCCAGAAATGGGCAGAATTTATGCGATGACAGTTGATACGGCTCGTGGACAGGGTTTAGATTATTCTACGTTCACAGTTATTGATACTACTGAAGTTCCCTATAAAATAGTGGCAAAATATCGCAATAATGTCGTAGCTCCTCTACTCTTTCCTAATATTATAAATATTATTGGAAAGAAGTATAATGACGCATATATATTAGTAGAAACAAATGATATTGGATCTCAGGTAGCCGATGTCCTACATCACGACTTAGAGTATGAAAATATACTCACAGTTTCATGGTACGGACGACACGGCCAACAGATTTCAAGTGGTCATAATAAAGATATATCATATGGTGTGAGAACAACCAAACAAGTTAAAAAAATTGGATGTTCAAATTTAAAGAGTATGATTGAAGAGAATAAGTTGCTTATTCAAGACTACGATATCATTTCTGAACTTACGACTTTTGTTACAAAGGGAGATACTTTTGCAGCAGAAGATGGTTCAAATGATGACTTGGCTATGACATTAGTTTTGTTTGGTTGGTTAGTAGATCAACAATATTTTAAAGAATTGAGTAATCAGAATATTCGGGATAAGTTATATCAAACTAAGATGGATGCTATTGACGATATGACTCTCCCATTTGGTATTATTGATGATGGATTGGATGATAAGTATGAACCAATGCCCGATGGTGGTATGTGGGAAAAGGTTGATACATTTAACAAGTAAAATCTATATCAATATTAAGAATGTAAAGGAGAACAAAAATGGCTTTTCAAGTATCACCAGGAATTAACGTAACAGAACAAGATTTAACAACTGTTGTACCAAATGTAGCAACAACTATTGGTGCAGTAGCCGGAGGATTCCAATGGGGACCCTGCCTAGAAAGAGTACAGATATCATCTGAAAATGATTTAGTTGAATTATTTGGTAAACCAGATGCAAACACGTTTACGTGGTTTTGGACTGCAGCCAACTATCTTGCATATGCCAACAACTTATGGGTTGTTAGAAATGTAGGAGCCACAGCAAAAAATGCTGTTGTTGGAGATGCTGATGCTGGCACGTCAGTTGCTGTTCTTAATAAAGATTCATATGATAGTATTACATTTACAGATCAAGTATTTGTTGCAAAGTACCCAGGTGCTTTAGGTAACAGTTTAAAAATACAGGCAATTGATTCTAATGGTTGGGGAGATGCTTCAATCAATGCACTTTTTCTTGCTAACTTTGATAGAGCTCCAGGTACATCCACAGATGTTGGAAATGCTGGTGGTTCAGAAGATGAGATGCATATTCTTGTTATTGATGAAGGTGGATTGTGGACAGGAACTCCAAATTATATTTTGGAGAAACATGCTTTCGTAAGTAAAGCATCTGACGCAAAGAAAATTGATGGTGCAACTAATTATGTTGTAAATGTTATGCGTAATGAATCTAAATATGCATATGTTGGTTTGGTAACTAAGTTTACTGAAAATTCAGTTGCAACAGGTAGATCAGCTGGGGGAACAAAAGCAGGTGGAAATTTTAAAACATTTGATAGCGCAACTGCTGGTGAAGCAATTATTGGTGGTTCTATGACTGGTGGTGTTTCTGATGATGCACAAACAGATGCATTACTTCAAGCAAGTTATGTATTATATACAACACCTGAAGTTATTGATATAACATTATTACTGGGTGGAGCATCTTCAACTACAACAGGTCGTTGGATTGTTGATAATATAGCTTCTGTACGAAAAGATTGTATGGCATTTGTATCACCATTACAAGCTTCTGTTGTTAATAATCCTGGTGGAGAAGTCGCAGCACTTATTGCAGACAATACTGCTCTTGGTTCTTCAAGTTATGCAGTAATGGATAGTGCTTGGAAATATCAATATGACCGATATCGAGATGTGTTTATGTATGTTCCGATGAATGGTGATATTGCTGGTCTATGTGCTAGAACAGATTATACTAATGATGCATGGTGGTCACCTGCTGGTTTGAATCGTGGTACTATCAAGAATATTGTTAAACTTTCTTGGGAAGCTACTAAAGCAAACCGTGATACAATGTATCCGATAAGTATTAATCCAACTATCACCATGACAGGTGCAGGTGTAGTTCTTTGGGGTGACAAAACAATGCAAGTAGTTCCAAGTGCATTTGATAGAATCAATGTACGAAGATTGTTTATTGTTCTTGAGAAAGCAATCTCAATAGCTGCAAAATCTATGTTGTTTGAGTTCAATGATGAATTTACAAGAGCACAGTTTGTAAATATGGTTTCACCATTTTTACGAGA